TCCGTCGTCTTTTTCCAGGCGGGCTTTTTAAAAGTTACGATGTCGCTTAAAACTTGCGCGATGTTTTCAATTTCAGGCATGGGAACCCGCAACCGTCGCGGGGCGAATTCGCGTTCCCAAAAGAATTTCAGGAATCCGTCTCCATAAATCCCGGCTTCCCGCAACGCGTCGCACGTGGCGAGAACGAAACGGGACTTCTCAACCTCATAATCCAAGATGGCCGTATTGAGTTCCGCCTGCAACTGGTCGCCTAATTCCCGGGGTTCGACGCGGATGGGTTGTTTGCGGCCAAAAAGCAATCGAATCATGGAACAGGCGATAACTTCCACGTTCGTGACGGTCATCGGGTCGAACATCGTGGCCTGCCATGTCTCTTTCTTCGACTTGATGTCCGGGTCGTAAATGTTTTTGTAGTTCCGTTCGTACGTGTTCCAATCCGCGTGGTATTTATCGTTCCTCCAATTCCAGGAGGTCCGATACCAATCGGAAACGTACGACACGGCTTCCTGCTTATGAATCTCTCGCCAGCGATTTTTTTCAGCCATGTTTTTTCACGAGTTTCCAGTACGTCGCCGCCGCCACGCGTTTCCCGGCGGCGGCGCTTCCATATGTCCGCCCGGCTTTCTGAGCGATTTTGGCGAAGGTGCCGGTTTTGTAATCCCGGCCCAGCCGAGCTACAGCCGCTCGACCCATAGCACCTTTGGGCTTCATCGTGGACATCGAACTAACAGCCGCCCTTTTTCTTTTTTTTCATTTCATGACCTCCGTCACGACGACGCGATTGAGTAATTCCTCGGTCGCCAGCTTGTTGTTCTCCGTCGCGCCCGCGCGATGCTCGGGCCAAAACGCGCGTTCCAGCATCTTCACTTGAATTTTCAGAGTCCGCCCGGAAAACGGCAGTTCGCGCGTTCCGTGTCCCACCGGCGATCCATCCGCGAGCACGAATACAGCGAACGGGTGGGCGGAAATTCGTCCGAACACGGCTCCGTTGATGGTGATCGCCAGATCCCCGTTCGCCTGCGGGGTGAGTTTCGAAATCTCCAGTGGCCGGGGCGGAGTTTTCGTCGGAACTTCAGGCATTGGATTCTCCTTTCACAAACAAGTCGATGCTCTTCTTCAACCAAGGATCTGCGGTTTGCTCATACAGCATTTTCGTCCCCGGCATGACGCAATGTCCGCCGATGTGCCCAAAAGGGAAATTCAAATTCGGGCGCTCAAATCCGGTCTTGGCGTAACCCTCGTTGTAGCTTTCCGTCCATGAATAAAAGGGATAAGTCGGAACATCGAACTTCAGGCAGGTTTTGTAGGCGAATTCGTAAAATGCGATGTCGTTCAAAAAGCGGGCCAAACACAGTAATTTCATAAGTTCCGTTTCTTCCGGCTTTTCCCACACATGCACATTCAATCCGATGTTTCGCAAATGTTCAGCGGCGCGCTGGGTCGCTTCCGGCGTGACGCCCGCCACATATTTCTTGAATCTCTGAATGGCGGATTTCAAATCATGATGCTGTCCACGGATGGGTGAGTGAACGGCGTTCGCTCCGAATTTCCTCGTGGTTCCCACGGGCAGGGTGGAATGAATAATGATGAGGGTCGCGTTGTATTTTTCCGCCACCCTCCGGACTTCCTCCACGAATGTCTCCGAGTAACGAATGCAGACATGTAAAATGGCGGAACAATGGAATCGGGTGGGGTCCGGCGTGTCGATGTCCAAGATCTGCGGAACGAGGCCCTGTTCGCGCATGATGGTATCGAGCGCTTGGCCCACCTGCCCCTTGCCGCCCATGATGATGATGTCGTTCGTCATGCCCGTCCTAAAACATACGACGCCTTCGTCGGCGTCAGCGGTGTCGTCACATACGTTTCCGGTTTCAGCATGCACGTGTACCGGACCACGTCGCAAAAATCCTTGTAGGCCGATTTGGGATCCGGAAGCGACCGATAGTTCTCATCGATCCTGTACGGCCATTTCGGCAGAGACATGATGATGTTCCTGCATCGTCTCTTGACGTAAAGCCTTGGAACGTTCATTCCGTTCAAAGGAAGCGCCCGATTGAATTTCAAATACTGCGTCACCATCTTGTTGCCCGTATCGATTTCCTGTTCGCAGTTGTAGGAGGGGAGGAACGACACACCCAGCATGTCTTCCCAATCTTCAATCAGCGATTGCCCCGTCCGCCCATCCCGCGTATTTCCGTAGTGCCGGTCCATGATGTTCCATTCCATGTGCCGACCCTGCTCGTATTGCGCGAAAATCCGCTTGTATTCCGCCATCGTCAAAGTCTGAAACTGCTTGTCTCTCAACACTTTTATCCAGTTTTCCTCGGGCCAGTTGTAGTCGAACACGATGTGGCCTCGGGGGTCCACCCACCACCACCCTATCGCGTAGGGTTTCCCATCTCCGGGGTCGATGGTCTTGCCGAACATCGATCCGTCAGGCGGCTCCGTGTCGTCGTCGATGATGTGCACCTCCGGCATCCACGACGGCCCGAAGACCGTGTTGATCGTGGACAGCGGGCGACCGCACTTGCGCGCCTGCCGCTCTTCTTCCGTGGACCCGGCCAAAAGCTTTTCGATGTGGTCGTGCTCCAGGTGGCCGCGCACTCCGTGCACTTTGCACGCGTCTTCCGTGTCCGCGTAAATGATCTGCACGTCCTCGTCGTCCAACAGCCCACCCTCTTCAAAGATCCACGTCGCCCCGTCCAGCGGCGTCATTAGGATCAGGATGAGCCCCCCCATCCGCAACCGCCAACGACACGCGTCAAAGATCGGCTTGGGTGGCGGCTCGTCGAAAACAACCAAGCCAAGGGTCGCGGACTCAAACTCGGTCAGATCCTGCTGGTAGGACATCTTGTCCATGATCCAGCCGGTGTCCGTCTGATAAACCGACACGAACTGCTTGCCCGCCTTCTGCGCCGTGAACCGGCCGGCGGGCCACCATGTCTTGATTTCCTGGTCTATCGCCCCGATCTCTTCCACGTTCTTGGCTTCAGTCACCACCCTCACCCGCTTCGGGTAAGGCCAGTTTTCAAAGAGCGGGCCACGGAACCATTGGTTCTGTCCGGGCCAAAACAGATTCGCCAAAATGTTGACGCCGCCCGCCGTCTTTCCCACCCCATTCCCGGCGGAGAGGATGACCACCCTGCGCTTGCCGGACCCAACCCCCTGAATCGCGTCCTCAATCTTTCCGTTGGGCACGTAAAACCGAAATTTCTCGTCCGCCTGCCTTCGCAACAACTCCCGCGCAATCTGTTCAGGCGTCATCCCCACCACCCTTGCCCCATCCACAATCTCTTGCTACCCTTTTACCCATGAAACAGACGCTCGGATCTCAGGTTCAACGCTCTGAAACCCTTTACCGCGTAGCCTGCGCCCTCTGGATGATCAGTTGCGTTTGCATCGCCGCCGCCTGCTTCGGAACTCGCGCGGCCCTCTACTTCCTGATCATCATCCTCGGTGCCCTGCACACCGGCTACTTCCTCGCCAAATTCGATCTCGTCATTCAACCGACTCTAGATGCCCTGGATCGCTTTGCTCAGTCTCGCCCGCCTTCAGCAATTCCGCCTTCTGCTCCGGGCTCAGAGTCCCCAAAAGCCCCTTAACAAGCTCCACCGTAGACGCCTCTCTCGCTTCCTTGTCCCTTCCCCGCGTCAACTCAATCCCCTGCGCAGGCGTCCAACCCTCGTCCTTCCGGTAGTACAACTCAATCGCCTTCACGTCCCCGTCCACCGCCTTCCGAATCAGCGCCGCATCCACCTTCAACGACGTGTTCGCCCGCCGCTCCCGGCACTTCTTCAGCGCCTCTTCCAACGCACTGTCCGGCACCTGGGCGAACCACTTCGTCACCACCGGGGCCGACACCCCCAACTCCAACCCCTGCTCTTCCCTCGTCATCAAATGGAACTCGGGGATCTCCAGCAGATCCACAAACTTCTGCCGCGTCGCCCTCTGCCTCTCAATCGACGGACTGTTCATTAACGCATGGCTCGGGTTCAGGAACGCTTCCAACGTCTTCGCCCTAGGCGCTCCCCAACTCTCTTTCGAGATCGCCTGAACCTGCAACTCGAAACCGTCGAGTTCTCTTTTTTTTTCTTTTCCCGTTTCCATGTACGTACTTCGTACTCCCCAGTGCGAATTGCGTATTTTCAGATGTGTGGGGGAGGGGGGATGGGACCATTACTACTACGACGTATAGGATCCATCAGCCTTCCCCTACCCCCCCCCACCTTCTTCACAACTCATGTTCGCTTTGACTCGATTCAGTGCTTCAAACATCAAGCAAGCTTCTTTGTTTTTAAATCTCTTTACACTGTACAGTACACACTCGTACTTTCTACCGTCGATCGGCTATTCTTCAGGCGAAGAGTGCGCTTGCTTTATGAAGCACTCTTTAACTTTCTCTTCGATGCCAGAATTTCGACCACAGACAATCAATCGCTGGCACCTTCCCACCCTTCTCAATCTCCGCAATCACCTTAAACCCCGATTTCCTTAACCTTACGTTGCATGTAAACGCATTGTAAAGAACTTAAGGAACAAACCCTTTCCATCCAAAAACTCTCCTGAGTTCTTTTCCAGGGTTGTCGCGTCTCCTACTGCATTTGCGGCGTTCTCCGTCAAAACGGACTTCTTTAAGTATTTAGAGCGCCGCGTCAAAAAAAAATTAAATTCGCCTTTGACAGATTCCGAGGATTCCGAGTCTCGGATTTGGCCGTCCCTCAATACTCTTTCCGCCGTTCGCCTATCTGGGGGGCTCCGCTTGTCCTCGCTAAGAGGTACGGCCCAGCGGTCAACTCATCGAACGTCCGGCTTTACCGTTCTTTTGGGATAGTCGAGGCCTTCAAGCAGGCCTTGGGATTCTCACGTGTTCCCGCTTACGTTTCTGCTTTCGCCTTGAACCCTGGCTTAAGACCGCTCGTATCGATGGTTTCCCGGACTGCGCTTCCCATGCGATCAACACGGGGACGGTT